AAGGCGTTGGCTGTATAGCCCGTGACTCAGTACAGCACACAGGTAAAGATATATTGTTTTTATCAGACGCGGGTGTACGTAGCTTTGGCAGGACTATACAAGAGAAGTCTATGCCCATGCTAGACATTAGTAAGAATGTACGTACTGACTTAATAAACTTGGTGCAGCTCCAGACTAACCCCATCAAGTCACTGTACAGCTCTGAAGAAGCGTTCTACCTGTTAACACTACCTGACAGCAACACTGTGTACTGCTTTGACATGCGTAGGTCTTTAGAGGATGGCTCTAATCGTGCTACTACGTGGTCTGGCATGTATCCTTTGTCGTTTGCTGTGTTGGAGGGTGGTGATATATACATAGGCATCTCTTCAGGCGTTGTTAAGTACACAGGCTACATGGACGGTGCTAACAAATACGAGATGCGCTACTTCAGTAACCCTATGGACTTTGGTAATACATCTAATCTGAAGTTCCTGAAGAAGTTTAACTTGACTATCATTGGTGGTCAGAACACGCCTACTACACTTAACTGGGGCTATGACTACACAGCTAACTACACTAAGCAAGCCTTTACATTTGGCTCTGCTAACATTGCTGAGTATGGCATAGCTGAGTACAACACCACAGGCGAGTACACCTCCTCTATTCTCATCAACACTCCGAAGGTTAACACCAGCGGTAGTGGTGAAGTAGTAACCATTGGCTTAGAGGCAGAGGTCAATGGCGCTCCATTCTCAATTCAAAAAATCGACATACATGCTCTACTAGGGAGACTTATCTAAATGTCTAATTACACTAAGACAACTAACTTTGCTACAAAGGATTCTCTCCCTTCAGGCAATGCTGCGAAGATTGTGAGAGGTACAGAGATCGACACTGAGTTTAACAACATACAGATAGCGAGTGCTACAAAGGCTGATTCAGCTAACGCTACGCTAACTGGAACAACTACCGCTGTAACCTTAGATGTATCAGGTACATTAACGGCTGGTACAATTACTGGAGGGTCGTACTAATGGCTAATGGTTTTTTACAAAGTGGTTTTGCAGGAACTACGCCTAACTTTAACCCAGTGCCTAACGTATTAACACCTACTATGAGTCCTGCTTCTGTAGATACTACTTTTCAAGCTCAAACAGCAGCGCCAGGACTTATACCTCAAGCAGCAGGTGGTTTCTTTGGTAACATAGCTAACTTTTTAGGCAGGTCTGATGTTAACCAAGCACTACGCACAGGTGGTGAATACTACTTAGGTCGAGAAAACATAAAAGATGTTCAAAGACTAGGCCGTGAACAGCAGGAACAAGCAGCCATCTTAGCCGAAAGAGCGAGAGCAGGCACGGAGTTTAAACCATACACTGTTACTAGCGGTCTAGGGCAGGTTGTCACAGACCCTACTGGTGGCATTGCTGTACAGCTATCTCCAGAGCAGCAAGCTCTACAGGCGCAACTACAGGGCCAAGCAGCAGGTTTATTTGGACAGGTAGGCCAAGACCCAGCAGCACAGCAGGCAGCTATCTTTGAGCAGATTAGAGCTACACAGCGTCCTGAAGAGGAGCGTCAGCGTCTAGCACTAGAAGAGCGTATGCTGTCACAAGGCCGTCTAGGTTTATCCTCTGCTGCTTATGGCGGTGCATCTCCTGAGCTACTGGCACAAGAGACTGCTCGTCAGGAAGCTATGGCACGAGCTAGTTTAGGTGCTAGAACTCAGGCACTAACAGAGCAGCAGCAGGCTCTAGCAGGCGCTACAGGACTGCTAGAAGCTGGTTATCAGCCACAGAGAGAAGCTCTGGGTCTTCTAGGCGCAGCCGTTCCTTCTGCTACCTTTGCTGACATTGGCCGCAGAGAAGGTACTGAGCTTGAGTCTCAACTACAAAGAGCTGGCATAGAGTCTCGTTTACAAGCTGAAGATTTAGCTAACCAGCTACGCCTTGAGCAGCAGCGACAGCTTCTAGGTGGTCTACTGGGTCAACAGCCTACGTATGCACAGCAGCTACAGGCTAAAGAGCTAGGCATTAAATTAGGACGAGACAGTGGTCTGTTCGGTAACTTAGGCGGCCTAGTTGATAATGTAGGTGGCTTTTTTGGATCAATCTTTGGTGGAGGTAAGGGCTAATGGCTAGGGATATTGCAGGATTTTTAACAGGTATAGAAAGCACACAGCAGCCTGTACAACCTATTCCAGGTACTCCAGGCTTTCGTGGACAGTTTGGTGCAGCTAGGGCGCAAGGTTTAGGAGCTGGGCTAAGCGGGTTGTTACGTGGTGGTGCGCCTTCTACGCAGGAGCAGATACAGGGTGCTATGAGTCAATTAGACCTTACTAACGTAGGTGACTTAGCAAAACTAGCTAGGATTCAACAGGCTCGTGGAGACTTAGCAGGAGCTGCTCAGACCGCTAGTAAGATAGAAGCGCTAAGAGAGCGTGAACGCTTAATAAAAGAAAACGAAGAAAAGAAGTTGCTAGACGAGGAGACCAGAACAGCATCAGAAGCAGAAAGTGCAAGAAGATGGGAAGAGGAACAGAAGCTAAGAGAACAAAGAATAGACCTTGAAAGACAAAGGCTAGAAAGAGAGGAGGGCAGAAGAAAACTGCTAAGTCAAGATGTAAAAGCTATTAGAGAGTATGTAGACCAAGCTGACCTTAGTTCAGGAAGAGCTAACACAGCCTTAAATTTAGCTGATCGTTACGCATCTCTTGAACCTACAGGCGGTGCTTTTGGTACTGCTCTTAGTACTTTTAAAAGCATTGTGGGTGGTCAAGATGAAGTATCTAGTTTAAAAACCGAGCTTGACAGAATTGTAAACACAGGGATTATTAATTCTCTGCCTCCCGGTGTAGCTTCTGATAGAGATATAGCATTAATTAAAAAGGGTTTTCCTGATTCTAGTTGGAACCCAAAAGAGATAGAAAAGTTTTTAAGGGCTATGGCTAAAATATCTGCTTATGACGCTGAAAAAAATGCGTTTAGGGCTAGATACGCCAGAGACAACGATGGTATCGAAACAGGCTTTACAGACGCTTGGCGGCAGCAGATAAACGAACCGGGATATAAAGAGGCTGTGGCTGGAAAGTACGGGTTTGAGTACGATATACCAGAAACAGACGTGATTTTTGACGCAGATAGAGCAGCAGCGGTAGCAGCAGCGGCAGCAGAGCAAAGAGAAAGAGAGCAAAGAATGACGCAAACTCCTTCATCGTCTGCTCAAAGTGTAGCAGAAGCCTTTAAATAATTTAGGAATATTAACATGGCAGATAGAACATTACCTAATGGACGCACTATTAAAGGTGTTCCAGACAACTTTTCTAATGAGGATTTAAAAGCATACGCTATAGCTGAAGGTTTTGCTACAGAAGAAGACTACAATCAAGACTTGGAGACTTCAGCAGATTATCTTTCTTTGCTGGGCGAAGTAGGTGGCGGTCTAGGCGGTGCTTATCTAGGAGCTACTTATGGCAGTGCTGTAGGGCCAGTAGGTACTCTAATTGGAGGAGCTTTAGGAGCAGGTATAGGGTACTTTGCAGGAGAGTTAGGAGAGTCTTACGCAGAAGATAGAGACTTTGACGTAGAGCAAGCAGGAACTGAGGCTTTACAGGCAGCAGCAGTAGATGCCGCGTTTGGAGCAGGATTTAGTGCCATAGGTAAGGTTGTTTCTAAAGTGTGGTCGCCTGTTGACAAACTGTTTTCTCCTACTTACATCAGAGGAGGCAATGAGTCCGAAGCTGCGCAGGCTGCTTTAGCTATACAGAGAGGCGAGAAAACTCTTGATGACGTAATAGCAGAAGGTTTTTCTCCTGAGCAGTTAAACCTCATTAGAACAAACTTAGGAAAACGCAGAGAAGAGTTAGAGCAGATTGAAACTCTTAACACTAAACTGAGGGCAAGAGGCGCTCAGATGCTTCCACAGCAAGCCACTCCTGAGTTTAGAGGAGCTGGTTTAGCACAGGACTATGCAGCAAGCTCTGCTTTTCTAAAGTCAGAATATGAAGCTATATTAAAAGACCAGTCTGACTGGATTAGAGATTCTTTTGAGGAAGTTTTAACAGGCCAGTTAAGCAAAGGACTGAGCAGAGATCAGTTAGGAACAGCAGTACAAGCTCTTGTTCAAGATGCTGATAAGGCTTTGTCAGCTAAGGCTTCTAGTTTATACAGAGCTATTGATAAAGAAGGCGCTGTATTCTTAGGAACAGGAGGAGTCAAGAACAATGCTAGACGCGCTCAACAAGCTGGTGCTAGTTCGTCAGACGTAAACAGCGCAGCTAAGGTTGTTCTAGACTTGAGCGATAAGCTATCTCCTGCGGAGACTACTAAGGCAATAAACCGCCTGAGAACTTTGTCTAAGAACTACCAGAACCCTAAAGCTAGGAACATGCTTAACAGTGCCGCTGCTAATCTTAAAAGTCAAATGGCTAGACATAAAAGACTAATTAAGACAGAGGACACTCGACAGCTAGGAACTAAAGCACTGAATGAGTTAACTAAAAGGTCTGGAGAGTCTGGTATTTTAGGCGCTCATAGAAAGATAGCTGAGAAACTTGTCAGCATGAGAGATGAAATGTCTTTTGCTGAGACTCACCTAGAGCTTTCTACCTTAAAAGCCATGCAAAGAGATGCTGCTGCTTCTATGGGCGAGAAAAGCTCTAAAGCTGAGAACCTAATTAACAAGGCTATAGACTCCTTATCTAAGTCTATGGACACTAAGGCTAACCAGTTTAATCCTGTACTGAACCAGAAGTACAAGCAGGTATCAGACCTGTATCGTGAAGGTATTAAAGATATACACGGAGACTGGATTGTTAAGGCTGTTAATAAAGGTAATCCTGCTCAGATAGGCGAGTTCTTGGCGTTAAACGGAGAGAGAACTGGTATTGAACAACTAGGTAAGTTGATCAATAGAGCTAAGTCTTTAGGCAAAGACGTGGACGGAGAAAACCTGTTCAAGTCTATTGAAAGGTCGTACTTAAACTCGTTGTTCCCTACTAGATCGCCAGAAGAAGGTGTAAAATTTGTAAACAAGATAAACAATGAAAAGTTTGCTGATACCTTTAACGCTATTGTAGGCAAGGAGAGAGGCAATAAGATCAGAACCTTGGCTAATGAGATAGACTTATTAGCTAAGGGAGTACAAGGATCAGAAGGTGCTTTGTCGTTATCTATTAGAGGCGGTGAAATATCTGCCGCTAAAAGTCCTATGAGTACTGGCCCTATCTTCTACGCTCTTTTAGGTAAGGTTGTAAAAGGCCAGATAAGCCCAGAGAACGTCACTAAGAAGATAGCACTGGCTAAACAGGCTAACGCAAGACTAGCTAAAGGAGAGACACTCCCTAGAGGAATGATAGCTGGTATACTGGGCAAAGAGGATGCCTTTAAAGTTGCAGGTCTAATGACTGGTGCTTTAGTCCCGCAAGAGTAAACAAAAAAGCCCTGCGTAGTTATCTACACAGGGCTTTTTAGTACCTACAGAGTCTACACTATCTCACATGCACCACCTACACACGCTAACTCCTGACTTCCTGTCGTGTTATCCTCTTCCTCGTACTTCTCTAGGTCATTCCAATCCACCCCCTGCGGCATAGACGCTACTAGCTCATCGTACTTCTCAACGTCAATGTCCTCATAAGGAGCTTGTTGATATACATGGTCACTATATGGCAACAAACTAATCCCACTACACAGATCAAAGTTCTCCCATATCCACTGTGCTACTTGCAAGAACTCGTCATCAGTGTAATAAACAGTGATGCTTGGTTTATGTTCGCACCAGTGGTTCTGATATGCTTTCCAAAGTTCTAGCTGCTGCATAGCACCCACCTGCTTAACCGTCACAGAGGACTCTGGAGCCTTCACAGGGAAGCTGAAGACTGAGGACGTAGGTGACATCACATCCTGCTCTACAGGGAATCCTGACTGTGCCATGAAGACTGCAAGCGGGTCTTTATGGTCGCT